ATCCCAGTAAAAATGCTCCATTATATAGTTTGTTGTGAAGTATCTATCTCCATTGGTAACTCTATTAACAAAATGTATTAGTTCTGCTGGATGACATAACATCATTCCAGCCCTAGGCTTTATTTTTATATTTAGATCAACATACTCAATCTCTCCGTCTTCAAAATCGTCATTAAAATATATAACTACGCCTAAAACAGACCAAGGATTAAACTTATCGTGATGCAGCTGCATAGCTACATTTAGCTTTAATCTATCAGCATCAGAAGACCTGAACCTCATTATGTTACCAGGTCCCAAGGATGGTCTGACAGTTTCATCGCATACTGTTTCTAAAAGTCTATAGTTTAAATTTTGAACAATCGTTTGAAGTTCTCCATGTTGCTCAAAAGATAGATCTATTATATTACCATCCCAAACTTCATTATTATTTATTCTTCCTTTAGGGCCTTTCCAAAAATTTTCATCCCTGCAAGCAGCTTGAATTATAGCAAGTTCCTCATCAGTTACAAAATTTTCATATCCCTTAATTCCGTTACCAAAATCTATAATATTAATTTTAGTTTCTCCTTTAATATAAAATGATTACTTTCTTATAAGAATTGGCATTTTTATTCCTGGCCAATCTTTATAGGAATTTACATCAATATCTTCTAAGGAATCAAATAGCACTGGAGTAAACATTTTTGATTTGCCTTCTGTTTCAGAATTTTTTCTAAACTGTTCTAATTCTTCGCTATTCATTCCCGCAGTTATATTTTGAATTTCTACTGTTTCTGGTGCATCTAAAAATTGTCTAAAATAAAATTTGTTTCCAATAGTTGGCTTAACCCCATGATAAACATCTGTTCTAAATAACATAGCATCTCCAGCTTCCATTCTATATGTAAGTGGTTCATCTGCTAACAAATATTCAATATGGTTTCCGTTTGGATCAACGTAAATCTTTTTTTCTGAATTTTCAACATCAATAAAAAATATTTCTCCGCCCTCATAATCATCGTTGATATAAATATTAAAATTAAATATATGTCTAGATCCACCCTGGTACCAGAATGATCGATCAAGGTGTATATCCATGGACTTGTTCTTACCAGCTTGTGTAGTAGGAATCTCAAATATTGGAAGATCAGACATAGAGTAGTTCTCTGGATTATTTAGGGATAAGTCTTCATATGATGTTGGAAAGTTTAAAGGATATTGATGCATATTAAAGTACTCTTCGTTCATGTAAGAGTCCTTGTATATCTTTAGAGCCTGAAAAAATATATCTATGCACTCTTTAACTATATTAGAGCTTTGATCTGAAAGCCCTTTCCATTCATCTGAATTTTGTGGATATGCTTTTGAATAACTACCAATATTGCCCCACTTGCTCCACTCGCCAAAGTTTAAGTCTTTTTCAGTTTTTGTTTTTAAAACAAAATCATAAACTGCTTTTGGGTTATTTAAAACATTTTTAAACAGCAAAATGTCTTTGCCTAACAAGATTGGTTCTAATTGCATTTATTTCTCCTTAAATAAGTCATTTATAAAATAATTATACCATGCGTAATTTTGATATTGTAGGGATACTGGGATTTGAACCCAGACTCTATTGTATATAAGACAAGTGCTTTCACCATTAAGCTATATCCCCTAGTTTGTATAGACTTGCAGAAGTATTCCGCATATACATACTAGGATCGATATAATACCTACCCAAAGAAGAGTTTTCATTTCCCGCCCTTTATTAGCTTATTGATGCAAATAACGCAAAAGTTTTCTAGTACGCCTTTTGAGTTTAATCTCTCAACGTATTTTGGTCTATCACAGAAGTTGCATTTCATGTTATCAGTATAGCATAATTCTAGTCAACTACTATTTCAGATTCTATAAAATGTTAATATTTTTTTAATTTGTATGATACACGAATTTGAAATGTCCGTTTTGTCTCTATAGTCCGCACATACAATTATGGGCTTAAGCGTGAATGTGATGGACCTCACAAAAGTTTTTTGACGACACGCCCGAGAAACGGGCATAAATGTCAGTCCCCCCTGCTATGCTTAAGGTATAACAAAAAGAAAGGAGCAATTAAATGCTCACTCAAAAAACACTAGACGCAATCGTCTATGAATACCAACATGGTGGCGTTAAATCTAACCACCCTGAATTGACTACCTCTGAGCGTAAGGCTCTCCTAAAGTATCTCTTTAGACTCCCTGCTCATTGTGTCTCATGTCACACACACGCCTAGGCGTGTCGTGTTGATAATGTCAGCCCTATCCGCTATAATTCCTACTATAACAACAACGAAAGGTCAGAATAAATGACACTAGACGAATACAAGGCGCTTGTAGAAGCGCAACGCAAGGAAAGCCTTGCACAAGCCCTAGCCCTACTAACTAAGGAGGCTAAGTAATGTCATACGCATACTCATACCAAACTAATAGCGTATCTAAATGGGATACTATCCAATCAGATGTCGCAGATGCTTATCGTCACTTAGATGATGAAGATTCTGAACAACCTCCACTAGATGAATTCTATGATGAAGATTCTGAACAACTAGCACAACTATTCGCACTAACATGGGAGAACTAATAATGACTATCACTTACTCACTATGGCAAGGTAGCCAACTACTATCAGTAGATAACAAGGCTAATAGCGCAGATGAATTACTAAATGTAATGACCGAACTAAATAAACTAGGTAAAGGATTTACCTACAATGTAAGAGGAGTAGAGGTAAAGTAATGACATTAGAACTAAATGACTACGGCTTAGAGTTTGATACCTATGTCTGCTATATCGCCTTATCTTGGCAAGTAATTATCCCCGCTACTATTGCGCTAATTGCGTATAAGGTTTATAAGAGAATGAGAGTAAAGTAATGACTACTAATCGCCTACTAACTACACTAGTGCAACTATCTATCGCTATCCCCGCCCTCTACATGGCGAGGATCGTTTATCATGACTTCATAGCGGAGATGCGTGAATTGTGGCAAGAATCACATTAGCCTAACGGCGTGTCGGCTTGACAAGATCAAGCTGGCCCGCAAAAGCACGGGGTCGGGCGTGTCGTTATGAACATGTTATAAAATCCCCTAAAATTTTACGGCGTGTCGATTTGACGGACAAATCGGACATTTGCGTGTGACTAGTATCACATAGGCTGAGCGTCTCACATCTTGGACTTACTCGCTAGTAGGTAGAGAAATGTCTGCCCGTCATGCTACAATTCCACTATAACAACAACGAAAGGGGTTCACATGAACTCACTCACAACACTATGCGTAGAGCATAACCCTATGAAATCCGCTATCTCAGAAATTGGAGATGAGCAATTTACTTTCTGCCAAGATTGTGAACAAAACATCTCTCGCTACTATGGCGACCATGACCCAGAGCGTTTACCTATGTGGACAGATTGGTATGTGACTAAATGAGCATTTTAATTTCATCAGAGGTATTGGAGAATAGAGAGTTATCTAACTCTAATCCATACATGTATCAAAAGGCAAAAACTTATTTGCTATCATGCACAATTTGTGCGAATAATTACTTAGAGGTATTTGCAAAAGATGCAGACTTTACCAAATTTACATGTGAGGAGTGTTGGTAACATGGCTATTTTTAATTTTGAGTTATTTGTAGATGTAGAGGCAGATGATTTTGAGTCTGCCTACTCATGGCTAAAGGCTATGCCACTTGAGAGACAATTAGACTTTCATGTAATCGACTATAAGCAATTGGAGGCTTAACAATGAAAGATTTAACTTATTGCGAGGAATGCTCAGTAAACATGGAAGATGATTTTTTCGATTTCCGTTTTGAGTATCCAATTTGCTTAACATGTTCACCAATGTACGCTTTATTCTTAGAGGAGGCTAAATAATGAAATCACAATTAGAAAAAGACATAGAAACAAAAGAAAGCTTTATAGATTTACTTAATGATGTTTATCCTAATGTAAAAATTGGATACTCTACTTTTACCCCCGCCGAAATTTTAGAATGTTGTGACCCAATAGCATTTGCAATTGGTTTAGCAGAGCATGAAGATTATTTGGCAGAAATGGAAAACGAATGAGCGATTTATTCGGATTTGAAAAAGCAATTCAATTAGATCATCTTAGCGATGAGCAAATAAATCAATTAGAGGAAATTCTAAAAGATTATCAATAGATAGCGGCGCGTCGTCTTGACAAAGGCGATGCGTCCCGCACATATGCACGGGGTCGGGCGTGTCGTTATGAAGTCGTTATAAAATCCCCTGAAATTTGTGAGATTTATCACATTGGTTGAGCGTCTCATTATTTGGAATTACTGGCTAGTAATTAGATTATGTCGGTGCGTTCTGGTACAATACTCTTATAACAACAACGAAAGAAGGCAACTAATGTCCGCAAATGTTTATACTATCGAAAGCCTACTTGTAGGAAAGACCTATCACTCAAAATCATTAAAGGGTGAAATTATCTCAGCAGAAAAAAATAATGATGTCTGGTATGCAAATGCAGATACCTACAAAGTGCAGGTGCGACCTCATTATTCAGCCCCGCTAAATCTTAAAGATACATACCGCTATTTAGCGGTCAAAACATCTGACTAATTTGTCGGTGCTACCTGATACAATAACTAAATAAACAAACGAAAGGGAAACTGATGTTAAACATAATCGACAAAACCGATTTTTATGAAATCTCGGACGAGCAACATTTTTGCTGTGATGAGAGCCAATTTAAGTATTACTGCGAGGAACACCTAGAATTTATGGGTTGCTACTTTTGCGGATTTGATTACTCAAAGAATTGCGAGGAACAACACTAATGGGATACATTGAAATTTTTAGAATTGATCAAGACGGGGCAGGCTGGGTAGATTTATCCGAAGCCACCCCTGATGAACTCTTTAACATTGAGGTAGGGCTACTTAATGAGGGAGCCTTATTCACTAGCCCCGAAGCCGAATAAATGTCAGTGGCTTAGGCTATAATAAGCAATAACAACAACGAAAGGAAAACTATGATTAACTCAGTAATGAAAATAGATTGTATAGATTGTAACGGATACGGAATAATCTTTTTTGGTAATGATAATGACTATGATTGCGAGCCATGCGATTGCGTGGAAGAATTGGAGAACAACTAATGTATAAAATAACTTGCGCTTATGACGGAAATGCTCCGCATTGGTCTGCTGAATACGAAAACGAATACGGGGCATGGGAAAACTTTTTCTTATTTACCGATTGGGGTTTTGCAGATGAATACTCAACTGTTAATCTCTACACGCCAGCAGGCAAATGTCACACAAAAGTTTTTTATCGTGCAGGACGAAAGGTCGTAGTAAAATGATGACTCGTAAAGATTATGTCGCAACTGCAGAAATTCTAAAGTATGTTAGCGATAAAACTCACCCCGCTGTTTTTTCTAAAATGGTAAATGACTTTGCGGAGATGTTCGCAAAAGATAATGAGCGATTTGATGTAACACGATTTCACGAAGCGAGTGGATACAATGTTCCAAAATTCACTTCGAGATAAAGTAAAACGAATTCAGGAATTGCGCCGCAGTAATGCGGCGCAACCTGTTCGTAATAAAAAAAAATACACACGCAAGATCAAACATAAAAATAAATTTGACACTTGACACAAAAGCCCGCACATAGCTGCGGGGTCGGGCGTGTCGTTAAGGACGTGATATAAATCACCCTGGAATTTTGGGCGTGTTGCATATAATGTCAGTCGGGTCTGCTATACTTGCCATTCAACCAACGAAAGGCTCATCTCATGGATTTTTATGATGACTACTATGAAACAGATATGATACGCCCTGACGCTAAGTCATGCTATTGTAAACTACATTCAATTTGCACTAACTGCAAGGAGAGTTATAACTAATGACTAAACTAAAAAGATCTAATGATAGAAAGGTGGCTAACCTTGTCACAAAAAATGGAAAGCAAGCCGCAATTGCTAACACCTTCGGACTACCTGCTGGAAAGGCTTACTCGTGCCCTGGTGCCACTAGTATTTGTGAAAGTGTTTGCTACGCAGGAAAACTCGAAAAGTTATTCCCTGGAGTAAAAACTAATCTATTACACAATTGGGAATTACTCAAAGACGCAGACGGTGAAACTATGGTCCGTCTACTTAATGAAATGATTCTAGATTTTGTTGCTGATTGTGAAAAGAAAGACGCACCTAAGTTATTCCGTATACACTGGGACGGAGATTTTTTCAATGATACTTATACATATGCATGGAAAGTAGTTATTGATAAGCACCCTGATATTCAATTCTGGGTCTATACACGTGTTAAGTCTGCCGCTCTAATTCTTAAGGATGTATCTAATCTATCCTTGTACTATTCAACGGATGATGAGAATAAAGAAATTGCATTCGATTTGAAAACTAATTCTAAGGTCCGACTTGCTTACCTTGGAAAGACATTCGCTGCAACCGAAGATACTATGAAAGAATTGACTGGCAAGCCTGGCGCTAAGTGTCCTGAGAATATGAAGAGTATTCCACTTATTAGCAATGCGGGCTCCGCATGCGTATCATGTGGGCTATGTGTCTACGGAAAAGCTGATATTAGATTTTCTGCGAGTAAAAAATAATGTATGAGGCTATAGGTATCATTGGCGGATCTGCATTCATATTTATATCTATCCTGCCAATTTTATTGGTGATATATGTATTTACTAAATTGTAACGGCGTGTCGAGTTGACAATTGTCAGCTCGGCCCGCATATATAGGGGGTTTTCCACAGGTTTAAGGGAGTTATCCACAAGCCCCTGAAAATGTGAGTATTATCACAAAAGCTGCGACACGCCCATAATGGATTAGGTAATGTCGGTGGCCTATGGTAAAATACTCTTATCCAACAAACGAAAGGCAACAAATGAAAACTATCGAACACTCTCTCCGCTTCGTAACAGAAGTAGATGAAAACCACCCAACAGGCTCAATGCTACTTGCACTTGATGAGGCTAATCAAATTATTCTACTTGAGTCAATGCTAAAAGATTTATTGCTACCTGCAATTGTACCTGCAATTGAGGAAATTAACAAGGGTGGCTCATGGGCTATCTTAAAGGCGGTGCAGTAATGGGAAGTGTAACAGCGTTAGGTATTCAGGATAGTGTATTAGATTTAGAAACACAATTAGCGTATCACTTACAGGGTAATCACTACCCACCCGTTCCGCTATCTATGGTGCAACCTTGCATAGATGCTATTGACGCATACTATGACGAGGATTTTGATCGATTTATTGCTATGCCTGAAGGCGTATTCTATAAAGGCATGAGTCACGCACCCGCACACGCAATTGTAGACCAACACCACTTGGAGTTTTGGCTACCTGAAAGTGACTAAAGTCACACAATAACTTTCTCAAATAATGAGATGGGGGTTGATAAATGTCAGCCCCCAATGCTACAATACTACCCTACAAAGAAAAGAGGCAATAAATGACAATACAAGACCGATTGTATCAGGTTGGCGATTTATTCACCACCCTAAAGTCAAAAAAGACAGGTGTTATCAAAGAGATACACCCACAAGCATCTGGCTCGGTGCGTGTGCTACTAGAAATGCCAAACAAGGAAACTCGCTGGACATCAGTATCAGCAAGCACTTTGGCAGGTAATTAGCAAAGGGCAGGGGGGTCTCAATTTGTCAGACCCCTCTGCTATACTAACCAAATACAACCAACCAACGAAAGAGGAAAACAAATGGCTAGAGGAAAAGCAATCTCAGTAAAAATCGCAACACCAAAGGTAATCAAGGCACTAGAAACTGCTCTTGATAAACTAAACAAGGACTACGCCTCACAAGAAACAAACGAGGCTAAGTATCAGAAAGCACACGAAGCGTGGAAAAAGGAAATTGGAAAGTGGGCTATCGCTAACTTCTCAAAGGCTGAAAACCTACGCACAGGCTATCGTAATTGGAACAACACTCTCAATGTTGATTTTGACATTGTTGTAAAGGAAGGCAACTTCCCTGCTGAACCTGAAAAGGATTTCGAGGTTATTCATCAACACACTTATCGTGAGCAGAAAGAGGAAATGGAAAACGCAATCCGTATCCTAAAGATGACAGATGAGGAAACAGTTTCCACATCAACTTATCAAGCGGTTGCTCGTTATCTCTAAATAATTTGGGGGGCTAGACAAAATCTAGCCTCCCATGTTAGAATTAGACTTCGCCTGATAATAGGGCGATTATAAAAATACTATTATCCAGTTCGCACCAACTGCATGAGGTGTAAATACCTGAGTAAGTATCAAAACTGCTCACCAATTATCCCTACTATCAAAGGAACAAAATGCGTTTCAAGATTGAAATGTACGACGAAGTAAAGCAAAACGATTTAACTATTTATTCAGATGAAGGCTATGACAATGAGAGCCTAAAAGAATTAGTATTCTCAAACTTAAAGCGGTTTGACGGAAACGTTAAAGCTTTTGTCTATGATCAAAAGAATAAGAAAAAGACATCTGCTGCTTTCTTTCCAATGGAGACAGTAAACTACGTAAAATCTTTATCTAAGTAAAAGGCTGGGTAGTTTATTCTACCCCGCCCAAGCTTGGCCCCCAATAATGTGCGGGGTTATCCACAGGTTTAAGAAGGCCTGTGGAAAACGCCTGGAATTTTGTGAGATTAATCACATGGATCAATTCGGACATATAGTAACTAATCATAGACAATGTCAGTGGCATCTGTTATACTTACAACTAATCAAACGAAAGGTAAAAAAATAATGGCTCATAATCTCGAAACCGAAAACGGTCAAGTTGCTTTCGCTCTACGTGGCGCACCTGCTTGGCACAATCTCGCAAATCGCATCTTTACACAAGATGAAGATGTTACAACTCAAATGATGTTAGATGAGGCAAAACTTTCCAATTGGAATGTTCGCCTATCTCCACTAACTGACCACATCTCAGATACATGGAATGATGTATCTAATGCTCAGTTAGTTATTCGTGATAACCCATTCAATCAGGGAACTGATGTTCTTGCCACTGTTGGCAAGCGTTACAAGCCTGTGCAGAATGAGGAACTATTTGCATTTGCTGATGCAATTCATGATGCTAATGCTGATTGCCGTTGGGAATCTGCTGGCTCATTGCGTAGCGGTAAAGTTGTATTTGGTACTGTGGACATTCCACGCACTATGGTACTTGACCCACAAGGTGCAAACGATGAGACTAAGTTGTATCTAATCGTATGGACATCTCATGACGGGTCTGTTGCTGTTCAGGCTGCAGTTACTCCTGTTCGTGTTGTATGCCAAAACACCTTGAATCTTGCAATGCGTAATGCTAAGCAATCTTTCAAGATTCGTCACACACAATCTGTTGAGGGTCGTATTCAGGTTGCTCGTGAAACTCTTGGACTCGCTCTCGGATACTTTGATGAATTCGAAAAAGAGGCTCAGGCTCTTTACACTCAGTCAATTACTGATGCTGAATTCTCTAAGTTGATTCAGACAATTTATCCTAAGCCAGATAAAGATTCTGCTAAGGTTGCGCTAACTAAGTGGGAAAATAAGGTTGTGCTACTTGATAACCTTTACCATAACTCACCAACTAACGCTAACATCAAGGGAACTAAGTGGGGTGCGTTCAATGCACTTACTGAACGCCTTGACTACTATCGTTCAGGTCGTGGCAATTCTGAAACACTTATGGCAGGTGCATCAGGCTTTGACCCAATTCTTACCGCAGAAAAAAATAAAATTAAAAAATTAGTTTCTGCGTTTTAATAAAAAAATTCCTGAGCATGAATTAAAACTGCTCACAATTTTTATTTGGTCTGTTAGCTCAGTTGGTTAGAGCGCTACCCTGTCACGGTAGAGGTCGACGGTTCAAGTCCGTTACAGATCGCAAAATGCCCGCAGTACTTAGGGAGGAAATTTTGTGTTACGGATCACATAAAATTTTCCCTGGAATCTATAGACAAATGTCAGTGGGACCCTGTATAATTCTCTACATGACCAACGAACTAGTATCAAGCGTATATACATTTGTCTGTGACCCAGATGAATGCGATTCTTTAATTCAATTAACATCATCTGATGGATTTGGTTTTCCTTCAGGTGTGACAGAACTCACATGCCCTTGCGGACGTAAGACTACCTTATTGTCAGTCGAGCATGCTACAATTACACCAACAACAACGGAAGAGGTAAAAATGGAAACAACTACAGATAATCACTACATGACACGAGAATTCCTTGAGTCACAGTTAGTAGATAACAAGGCCCGCATTACACAGTTAGAAGAGCACATCCAGCGTATAACTCAGCGTGATTATGCAACTGCAGGAACTCTAAGCAAATTACGTGATGACATGAAGGTGTTCACACTCGAAGGACTTGATGACGAATCTCTTACAGAATTTCAAGCAGAAGAAATTGCTGGCATCTGTGGATTTGAACTAACAAATGAGTTTGAACTAGAAGTAACAGTTCTATATTCAATTACAGTTAATGCTCGTGATGAAGAGAGTGCACACAATCTAATTCATGATATTGATTTTGACACTGTGTCTTATGACTCAGACGGTATCAGTTGGCTATCATCATCTGTAGATAGAATCGAGGGGTAATGTATTTTGAACTTACCGCTCCTAATAGGCTCTCCATGGAGAGGGCCTATTGGGATGCAGAGATAACTGGACTTGACCCACAAGTAATTGGTGCATTGACTTTCAACATTGGAACTGGTAGTATTGAGAAAGTGAGCAGGATTCGTGATAAGTATAACTTAACTGAATCTTACGTAAGCGAATACAAGACTACAGGATACTAGGAGATAAAATGTCAGACTATAAAGAAGGTTTCCAAGACGGGTACAAGTTTGCTCGTGAAGAAATTATAGAAAAACTAGCAGAGATTGATATCACTGATATTGATACATGGATTCTTGATCGACTATCTGACATGATTGAAGGCGGAACAATATGAGCGAATGGGTTGGCTGTGATAAGTGTAACTCAGTAGTACCTGCAATGTATCTTGTTAAGATGGTTAGCGGAGAGCTTGCTTTCTGTGGCCACCACTTTAACAAATTCAAGCCTAGTCTTGACAAAATCGCTTATGAAGTGATAGAATTAAACAAAAAGGAAGAAGCACCTCAACTAGTAGAAATGGCGGATTAAAATGGGCGACAGAGCAAACTTTGGATTTAAACAGTCTAATGGTCAAACAATTGTATTGTATGGACACTGGGCTGGACATGAAATGCTAGGCAATTTAGCAGATGCAGTAGAGGCAGCACGTTCTCGCTGGGATGACGAATCATATGCTACACGTATTGTTATTTCACATTTAGTCGGAGACCAGTGGCACGAGACAACTGGCTGGGGATTAAGTGTTAACAATATCCTAGACAACGAGCACAAAATTCCTGTAATTGATTGGGTAAATAAAACGTTTAGCCTTCATGAGGAAGAGCCATGGTCCGAGGACGGTAACCAATTTACGGTCCGTGGAATGCAAGACGAGCCCATGTTCACAATGACATTGGATTCATTTATTAATAAGTACTCAAGGGTTAATGCATAATTAATCTAAAGGTGCCCCTATTAGTCATTAATGGCCAGGGGTTAAATAAAGCAGAGTTCTTTTACTTTCGTTGGTGAACCTCTAGCAGCCTATGTAAAGCCCCAGTTATGGAATAAGCCCCTACAGCTGGGGTTTTTGCATGGCCCACAAAAGACTAAGGGTAATATATTTCTTTTAAGAAGTCAATAAAAATTTCCCTGGAATTTTGTGATCTTGACCACATGCATACAAAATGTGGTGTGAAACACACCCAAATAGTATTACATTTGTCAGTGGTCTAGTCTATAATAGGAACATATCAACGAAAGGATATAAAATGCCAAACTGGGTATTTAATGGATTAACTATTGAGGGTAATCCTGAGCAAGTTAAAAATCTAATCAAGCAGATGAATAAGCCATTTATTTATTCTATTACACCTGTAGGTGATTTATCATATGATGTCAAGCAGACTAAGTATGTTAATCCTATCTTTGCTTTTCATAATATCTATAACTATAAGGATGCTGGTATTACTGATGAAGTATATCATGGACAACCTCCTCGTTCCACCGACTTTTCTCAGGCAATGAAGTTTGAGACCAATGACTGGTACAACTTTAATGTTCGTGAGTGGGGTACTAAGTGGGACGTGGCTGTATCAGAAGATGATAAGTATCCTGATACTAATATGGAAGAAGCAGAGAATGGCGAGAACTATGTAGTTCATTACAACTTTAATACTGCATGGTCACGACCTCTTGGTGCTATATCTAAACTATCTGCACAATACCCAACACTACTATTTACTTTATCATATGAAGAAGAGACAGGCTGGGGTGGGGAAATGGAATTCCTCCGTGGTGAAGTTATCTCAGAATCAGAATACGATAATATGTGCCGTGATTGTGATGCAGTTAATGAACTGGAATACTGCGAAAACGAATGTGGTGAAATATGTAATGTATGCAACTGGCTTGGCGAGGCAGACCTAGAGGCTGTAGCAATTTGTCAGACCCATAGTATATACTTAGAAACTAAAGTACCCGAATATAGAAAGGCGGAAGCATAATGTCAGAAGCATTTACAGATACAGTAGGAGAACATATCCTTGGAGCAATTCAAGTAGATATTGAGCAAGCATTATTTGAAGATTGGAATCAATCTAACTTAGATGAAGGTGAAGCATATGCTGAATATAGATTTATGCAGTTTGCACCTGATAACTTAAAACAATCATACAATGAATACTATGGATATATTGAGGGAGATGAATACTGCTTATGATGCTAGGATATGAAATGGCAGATATAAATGAAATGATTAACTCAGTACATGATGCTAAGTTATTCTATATTAGATCTACTTCTAATTTAGTTGACCAACATATATTAGTTGACGGGTTGGAGAAGACAGTTAGTTTTCTTCAAGGACTATGGGCAGAAGGATATTTTGATGGCTACCAAGACTAGTACATTCCTGGAATATATGAAGATACATAAGATTAGTTTAGAACAAGATTTAGAGGATGCTAGAAATAACATACCTTTAAATGAAGATGAGTACTTTGAATCAGATGCATATTACACAGGAGCAATTGATACTATGGAACATATTTTGTCAGTGGCAACTGATATAATGAATTCTACTAACGAAAGGTATGAATAATGGACGGATATATGGAAGACATTGGGCTCCCGCCCCATTTGCAACGCATGGTCAATGCAGGAGTATCAGGCCTTGACATCTTGCATGGAGAACTAAAGAATCTAATGCTAATTGCTGAGCAAGACCTAGCAAGCGCTTTAGAGCAAGAGGAACTATCAGAAGAGGCAATGGACTCTATGGTACGTACAGAATGCGAAGGTCGACTAGACATCTTGGTCGAACTATATCAATTAACCTATCAACTATCATTTGCGATTGGAGCACGGGATGAAGCCTGAAGATAAAGATAAACTAAATGAATGTCTTGAGATTCTAGACAGTACGGACCTTGGCCTATCCATGGTTTGGCTATGGACATGGTCAACTATTAACAACATCCTAGAGGACGACACCTTCAAGGCCAACGTTACCAAAGATGACATGTGGAATCACCTCTGCGAGGCTGTAGAGGCTGGCCAAGGGTTCTCCTTGGAATACGGTGCCGAACAGCACCATGAAGAAGTACAAGACTGGATGTTGAGCAGGGACTACATTGTGGACACAATGTTTGAGGAAGACGAGGAGGACGAAGATGAAGATGAGTGATGACTATATTAATGATCAGTTAAACAAAGCCCAAAAGCTTTTGTGGGGTGGCAGCGAAACTGAGAACATTGAGGCACACAATATAATCTCTAAACTAATTAAAGATAAGATAGAACAAGTTTCATAAGGGCAGAAAAAATGTCTTACGGCGACTATTTACAAATCCGTGGAAAGTTGCTATAATTAATAAAAAAGATCTCTTTGAAAGGGGACAACAAATGACAACAAAGCGTGAATATCTAAAGGCACAGGGCATCACAGTCGGCGTACGTGGTCGATTCTCAGGAGCAGCAAAGGTAGCTCTAGCGGAGGCAGAAAAGAACGGCGTTAAGTTTACAGCAGAAACCTCTACAAACAAGGCTAAGTAAAACCAGGGACGGGGGTCAGGGCTTCGTTGGTCCTTGAC